TATCAAGATCATCTTGACCAAAACCCCAGAGGAGCTGCGACAATATGTGAATGAATTCTATGATGAATTTATGGTGCTTCCTATATCTGATGTCGCAGCTCCTCGGGGAGTCAAGGGAATCAACAAATATTCTGACAATACAAAGATTTATCAAACTGGAACACCAATTGCAACCAAGGCAGCATTGCTTTACAATAGTTACAGCAAGAAGATTGGGATCGACAAGCAGTATGCAGCAATCAAGGAAAATGACAAGATGAAGTTTGTGTTTGTCAAGATTCCAAATCCCTATGGAATGGCAGGCAAAGATGCTGTCATGGGTTTCATTAACAGTCCTCCCAAAGAATTTGATCTTGAGAAGTACATTAATCGCAAGAAGCAATTTGAAAAAACTTTTGGAGAGCCATTGGATAATATTTTACAGGCAATAAATTGGAAATTAAATGCACAAGTCTCACTTGAATCATTCTTCGTATGATGTAGAATATAGAAAAGCAATGAAAGAAATCTATAAACAATATCAAACACCAAAAATTAATAAAATTTATTTTAATAAAGATCATCCTTTTCATATTCCTGAAAGACCAACTTCAACCATTCCTCAAGCAATAAAAGACTCTCTAAAAGAGAAAGATGAAAAGATTGCCGAGTTGACTGAAGAGTTGGAAGAACTCAAAAAAGAATTGGAAACGATGCGTGCCATGATGGAGGAATGTTAAGATATGGTAAAAAAAATCAAATCTAGATATGGTGATGAAAGAATTATCACACTTCTTGAGGACGGATCTTACAAAGTCGAAGGTAGGTCAATGTATTCTCGCTTTGGCGATGGTCTATTCGATTTTGAAGGTGGGCCATGCTTTATCGTTGGTGACCGACTACTTGATGTTAAAGATGATGTAATCATTGAGTCTATCAAGATTGTTCACGACACTCCTGAAGGTGTCGCTGGTTGTATTTTGTATGTAAAGGAAAATAATGTCAAAGTATCTAAAAAGTCTAATCGGAAAAATAAATAACCCAGACGCATCTATTGTATCAGAAGGTCTTGAAGGATCTGATGTTACAGGTTTTATTGACACTGGTTGTTATGCATTGAATGCATTGCTGTCTGGTTCAATTTATGGGGGTCTGCCAAACAATAAAATTTCTTGTTTAGCAGGTGATCCTGCAACAGGAAAAACTTATTATGCAATCGGTATTGCAACTCAATTCTTGAAAGATCATAAAGATGGTGTTGTAATTTATTTTGATACCGAACAAGCAGTAACCAGATCTATGTTCGAACAAAGAGGCATTGATACAGAAAGAATTGCAGTTGTTCCTGTATCAACCATTGAGGAATTTAAAACCCAAGCATTAAAGATTGTAAATGACATACTTGAACAACCGGAGGAAGACAGAAAACCAATCTTTATGATTCTTGATTCTCTTGGTATGTTGTCTACAGAAAAAGAAATGACAGATTCTGCAGAAGGTAAAAATGTCAGAGATATGACAAAAGCACAACAAACCAAAGCTGCATTTCGTGTTCTAACGCTAAAGCTTGGGAAAGCAAAGATTCCCATGTTGCTTACAAATCATACTTATCAAGTAATCGGTGCATATGTTCCAACAAAAGAACTTGGTGGTGGCATTGGTTTGAAATATGCAGCAAGCAATATTCTTACTCTATCTAAGAGCAAAGATAAAACTGATGAAGGTGTTGTTGGTAATTTTATTAAATGCACAAATTATAAAAACAGATTTGTAAAAGAGAATATGCAAGTTGAAACACGACTCAATTATACTTCAGGTTTGAGTAGATATTATGGACTTACAGATTTAGCAATGAAATATAACATTTTCAAGAAAGTATCTACCAGAATAGAACTCCCTGATGGAACTAAAGTATTTGAAAAAAATATCGATGATGAACCTGAAAAATATTACACTAAAGATATCCTAGATAAATTGGATGCAGCAATTCAAAAGGATTTCAAATATGGTCAAGGCACCTAAGTTCAAGTATTCACCAGAACTAAGTTCAGACATAACATCTAATTGCCCCATAGAAATTATAGAGGGTATATACAAAGGTATTGTATACCGTTATGGAAAAATTTCTTTAGAAGAAACTGAATCTGGAGAATTAAAAGTAACAATGGATATCGAAATGATTAAATCTCCGGACAATTTTAATCAGAATGAAGAAACATTCACAAATACTGTTGGAGAAATTTTTTCTCAAATTGTTGAAGATGGAATTGAGCAAGAACCAGTTGATCTAGAAGACGATGTTCATCAGGATTGATGTTGGACTTTTGAATTAATAAGTGTATAATTAAAATATGGAATCAGTAATTTTAAAGAACTTGGTCCTCAATGAGGACTATGCTCGCAAAGTCGTACCATTCCTCCAAGAGGAATATTTTCATGACAAGTCCGAAAAGATAATCTTCGGGATTGTTGGTAAGTTCATTCTCAAGTACAACAACATACCAACAAAGGATGCTGTTTTAATCTCATTAGGAGATGAAAAGTCTCTGAGTGAAGTTGAATTCAAGAAATGCACATCGATTACGGATGAGATGTACAAAGAGGGTGAGAAGTCAGATACAACGTGGTTAGTTGAACAAACAGAAAAGTTCTGCAAGGAAAAGGCAATTTACAATGGCATCATGGCATCCATTGGAATTATTGAAGGCAAGGACAAGGAAAGAACTCAGAATGCTATTCCTGAAATCATGTCAAAGGCTCTTTCTGTTTCTTTTGATACTAGAGTTGGCCATGACTTTTTGGAAGATGTTGATGAACGATACGAGTATTACCACAGGATAGAAGAGAAAGTACCATTTGATCTTGAGATGTTTAACAAGATTACGCGTGGTGGTACTCGCAAGAAAACTCTTAATGTAGTTATGGCAGCATCTGGTGTAGGTAAAAGTGCCTTTCTATGCCATCATGCTGCAGCATGTTTATCTCAAAATTTGAATGTTCTGTATATTACATTAGAGATGGCCGAAGAAGAGATTGCCAAAAGAATAGATGCAAATCTATTGGATAGTGATATGCACATTCTTGAACAAATGCCATTGGATCAATATGAAGCAAAGGTTGAAAATTTAAAAAGAACATGCCGAGGTAAATTGATTATCAAGGAGTATCCAACTGCTGCTGCAAATGTCACACACTTTAGAAATCTTCTTGAGGAATTGAAAATCAAAAAGAAGTTTACTCCCGATGTAATCTTTGTTGATTATTTGAACATCTGTTCGTGTGCACGGTTTAAACTTGGCAATGGCATGAATAGCTACACTTATGTCAAAGGTATTGCAGAAGAACTAAGAGGTATGGCAAAGCAATATAACATTCCTCTATGGACAGCAACACAGGTAAATCGTGAAGGTGCCAAGAGCAGTGACATGGAGATGACAGATACATCAGAAAGCTTTGGTCTTCCCCAAACTGCTGATTTCTTCTTTGCGCTGATTGAAAATGAAGAACTTGCAGAAGCAGGACAACTCATGGTCAAGCAATTGAAGAATCGTGGAAATGATACTACCAAGAACAGAAAGTTCTTGGTGGGTGTAAATAAGTCAAAGATGAAATTCTTCGATGTAGACAATACAAATAGCAATCTTATCAATGCAAATCAAACTGAGGAAGAAGGATTTGGTTCTGGTGCTGATGGTCAGGGATTCAATCCAAAATTTGGAAAGAAGAAGAACAAGGCCATTAACTGGACATTTGAAGACGCCAAATGAATCTATATATTGATAAGAAATTTGTTAATTTAATATCAAGTTCACTTGAAAAATTTAAGTGGAAAAAAGATACTTTAGCCACATGTAGATGTTTTAAATGTGGCGACTCTCAGAAGAACAAGTCCAAGACAAGGGGATACTTCTTTGAGCATAAAGGAAGCTATGTTTACAAATGCCACAATTGCGGTTTTTCTTGCGGTGTATATGGCGTACTTGAAACTGTTAGCCCTTCACTCGCAAAAGAATATGCGTTTGAAAAATTTAAAGATGAGAATCCGAGAGAAATTGGATCGAAACAGGAAGTTGCCCGCCAACCAGTGTTTACTGATCTCGGAACAAGGCTTGACTTACTCAATGATGATCACACGGCGATAAAATATGTTAAGTCTAGAGAAATACCTAAAGAAAAATATTGCAACTTTTATTATTGCACTGACTTTGGAAAAGTCATGCATTCCTTTGATCGTCAGGGGACCAAAGAACCCAGACTCGTCATACCATTCTATAACGATTTTGGGGAGCTTATCGGAGTTCAAGGTCGCTCTCTTGACCCAACTGGCCAAGCGATTCGTTATATCACTTTAAAACGAGAAGGCGAAGACCGTCTCTGGTACAATCTAGATAAGATAGACACCCGTGAAACGGTGTATGTTACTGAAGGCCCAATTGATTCCATGTTCATACCAAATGGAATTGCAATGCAAGGGGCGGGATGGTTGGCTGAATTACCTGAAAAATTGAAAAAGACAAAGGTTGTTTTTATTTTTGATAATGAACCAAGAAATTTAGAAATTGTTTCACTAATTGAAAAATACATCCAAGCTGGACGAAATGTAGTAATCTGGCCGTCCGAAATAGATAAAAAAGATATAAATGACATGGTATTGGCTTACGGAGTTAACACTACTTTGAAACTAATAATAAACAATATTTATTCTGGACTTGTTGCAAAAATGAAATATACTTACTGGAAGAAGGTTTAAATGAAAGACGATAATGACGACATGACCGAAGAAGAAATTCTCAAGGCAAGCGAAGCTTATCTTACCTTTGTTTTGAGATTTGGTGAATATGTAAAGGAAATGAATCCTGAACTATGGGCAAAGGCACGGGAATATGCCGCAGATTTTACCAAGATTCCCGGTGTGAGTGTTGAACTTGTTGATAATGATGAGGAAGAAAATGACACAGATGACACAAAGCGTGCGTCCGACTGATATCAAGGTTCTTGATAACGGACATGTTCAACTGATTGATTGGATGGGTTCTGATCTTAGCATTGTGAATGCTGCAAGAGTCTCCTTCAACAAGGAGAGCTCTTGGGAATATGCTGACAGCCATGTTCCATCCCAATCTCTATCTGAGAGAGATGGAAAACTTATCAGATATCTTGCAAAGCACAATCACTTTACACCATTTTGTCATGCTACTATTTCTATTCGTGTTAAGTGTCCAATCTTTGTTCGTGCACAACTTGGCAAACATCAGATTGGTCTGACCATGAATGAAGTCAGTCGCAGATATGTCACCTTTGATCCTGAAGTCTATATTCCTTTGTGGAGAGCAGCACCAACTGATGGTGCCAAGCAAGGAAGCAGTGGAAGAATTGAAGATATGGATCTTTGTATTCGAATGAGACAAGAATACGAATCTGTTGCAAAAGATTGTGTAAAACTTTATAATGATCTTCTTGCAGACGGAGTCGCACCTGAACAAGCCCGTTCTATATTGCCACAAGGTACATATACTGAATTTGTTTGGACAGGTTCCCTATATGCATTTGCGCGTATTTATAATCTAAGAATTGATTCACATGCCCAGTGGGAAATTCAAGAATATGCAAAAGCAATTGACAAAATAATTACTCCACTTTTTCCCGTTTCGTGGCAAACTCTAACAACTAAATAAAGACACCAATAAAGAAAGGCCAATTATGCCAGAAATTTTATCACCATTCCAATCGTTTATTTTTATCTCGCGTTATTCACGGTGGCTTCCATCAGAAAATCGTAGAGAAACTTGGGATGATTGTGTAGATCGTTGGTGGAATTATTTTACCGATAAAGTTCCTGCACTTGCAGAAAGACCAGATATCAAGAAAGCAATTTTAAATCTTGAGATACTTCCTTCAATGCGTAGTCTAATGACAGCTGGACCTGCATTGGATCATGATAATACTTGTTTGTATAATTGTTCGTATTTGCCAATTGATTCTGTTGATTCATTTGCAGAATTATTTGTAATTCTTATGAATGGAACAGGTGTAGGATATAGTGTTGAGCGACAATACACTGATAAACTTCCAATTGTCGCTAATAAGATAGAAAAGGATTTTAATGTTGTTATCAAAGTTGAAGACTCTAAAGAGGGTTGGGGAAACGCTCTTAAGCAAATGCTTAGACACCTTTATCTCGGTAGTCACGTTAAATGGGATATGTCCAGCATACGACCTGCTGGAGCGAGACTTAAGACTTTTGGTGGCAGGGCTAGTGGGCCTGGTCCTCTTGACAATCTTTTTAAGTTTATTGTAAAGGTTTTTTATGGAGCACAAGGAAGAAGACTTACCGCTTTGGAATGTCACGATATTTGCTGTGCTATTGCTAATGCTGTTATAGTTGGTGGTGTTCGTCGTTCTGCTATGATTTCACTCAGCGATCTTTCTGATCGTGAAATGGCTCTTTGTAAGAGTGGAGCATGGTGGGAGCAAGCAGGATTCCGTTCCTATGCCAACAACTCTGCTGTCTACCGTGGTCGCCCACCAATGGGTCAGTTCCTTGAGGAATGGACTTCTCTCTACAACAGTCATAGCGGTGAGCGTGGAATGATCAACCGTAAGGCTCTTCAAGAGCAAGCAGCCAAATGGGGCCGTGATCTTGATTGCGAGTACGGAACCAACCCATGCTCGGAGATCATTCTGAAGCCATTTGAGTTCTGCAATCTTTCAACCGTTGTTGTTCGTCCTGATGACACAGCAGCAACATTGAAAAAGAAGATTGAGATGGCTACAATCATTGGCACTGTTCAATCTACATTTACTAAATTCCCATATCTTCGTCCTGAATGGAAGAAGAACTGTGAGGACGAAAGACTTCTTGGTGTTAGCATGACTGGTATCTATGACAACAAGTTAACCAGTGGTCTTGAAGGTAAGCCAAAACTAATTCGTTTGCTTGAATCACTTCGTGACCATGCCACGGCAACCAATCTGCAATGGGCAGAAAAGTTGGGAATCAATCCAAGCAAATCTATCACTTGTGTCAAGCCAGAGGGAACTACTTCCTGCTTGGTAGATTCTGCATCAGGTCTTCACCCAAGATATGCGGATTATTATTATCGCAGAATTCGCATTGACAAGAAAGATCCAATCTACAATCTAATGAAAGATCAAGGTGTTCATTGCGAGGATGATGTAATCAATCCAAACAACACTGCTGTCTTTACATTTGCAATGAAGGCTCCACGTGGCACAGTAACTACTGAAGATCTCCGTGCACTTGATCACTTGGATCTTTGGAAGACATACCAAGAACATTATTGCCAACACAAGCCTTCTGTAACTGTAAACTACCGTGATAGCGAGTTCCTTGAAGTTGGACAATGGTTGTGGGAAAACTTTGATGTCGCAACAGGAATTTCTTTCTTGCCCGGTGGAGATAATCATACATATGCTCAAGCACCATTTGAACAGATTGATTCAGCAACGTACAATGATCACCCCAAAATTAAAGTTAATTTTAAGGAGCTATCAAAATACGAAGCCGAAGATAATACAGAGGCAGCAAAGGAGTTTGCCTGTACTGCAGGTGGATGTCAAATAGTTTAATTTACAATTCTCGGTAGCTCAGTAGGCAGAGCGGGAAGCTGTTAACTTCCATGTCGCTGGTTCGATTCCAGCCCGAGAAGCATAAAAATAAAAATTCTCCCTTTATGGGAGAATTTTTGTTATAAATATTTTTGCTGGAGGATGTTGGAAACCACGCTCTCTCTTGGATCTTCGAAGCAATTTCAACAAAGAGCTAAGGTCCACATCCTCCAAGCGAGGTATAAATATCTATGTTCTATATGCTCGTAGGTGTTGACTACTCAATAACTTGCCCATGCTTGTGTCTTTTTGATGAGCGCAAAGACTTTAAATTTTCAAATTGTTTCTTTTATTATTTAACAAATACTAAAAAATTTGCTGATAAAATTGCTCCAAATATTACTGGAGAAAGTTTTCAGGATTATGTCGCAGATGTAGATAGATTTGACAGTATATCAGATTGGGCCATAAATTTATGTATTGGAGCATCTGACGTAGCCATAGAAGGATATTCTTTTGGTTCAAAAGGCAGAGTTTTTAATCTTGCCGAAAATATGGGAATTTTTAAACATAAGCTCTATAAGGCTGGGGTTCCTTTGACCATCATAGAGCCATCCAAAGCCAAGAAACTCGCCACAGGCAAAGGTAACGCTGATAAACAGGCAATGTACGAAGCCTTCAGCGAAGAAACCAAAACAAATTTATTAATAACTTTTGATCAAAAAAATTTGTCAAATCCAGTAACTGACATTGTAGACAGTTACTATATTTTAAAATCTTTGGTTCAAACAAAAATTTAACGAACATATCTAACTGCAGAACTTTTTCCTGCATTATCTAAACGTTCATGGTAACGTTTTGGAACTTGGCCATTATTTTTAATTTTTGATATAACTTCATTCCAAGCACCACCACAAACTTTGGTAGGTGTGAGTGTATTATCAAAAGCAATAGAATTTCTTTGCGCAGACCAATTTTTTTCAATTTTCTTTTTACCACAACTTGGGCATTTTTCTTTTAGTGGTTTATCTGAATCAGCCATACGAAGAATTTCTTCAAATTCATGGTCACATGCAGCACATTTAAATGAATAATTTGGCATATTATTTCTTTCTAAAAGTAATTAGCATGTGATCAAACAAGAATCCATAGGAAGGTTCTTTTGGTTTGTTTTTAAGATTCATTTTTGCTTCTTTGGGTGTTCTATTTCCCTTTGTTGTGTTACAATCTTTGCATGATGTAACCATATTAACCCAGGTAGACCCTCCTCCCTTCGAACGAGGTACTACATGGTCAATTGTTGCATTTTTGTCACTCAAGTCAATACCACAGTATTGACAAACATAATTGTCTCTTCTGAATACATTTTTTCTATTTGGAACAACCTTTTTAAAAGGAAGCTTTACATAGTATTTTAGTATTAAAATTTTTGGAATTTTGACAATTTTTGATACTGATACGACTTCATAATAATCTGGTGATGATTCATCAATCCAGACCTTATCTTTATTCATCAGTTTAAATGCTTTACCAACGGTAATAATATTAAGCGGTGTATTGTCTTGGTTGAGCAAGAGGACCTGCTTAGTCATACCTTTTAAGTATTTATTAAATTCTAAATATTTTACAGCCATGGATAATAAACAAAATA